ACTAGCGTAGCTCCTACGCGTTCGTTCGAAGCACAGGCAGACATTGCTACGAAGAAGGTAGAGTTCTTAGAGTCTAAAGGCTTCAGGGCTGGTATCTCTAGTGTACGTTCCGACCGTCGCACCATCATTGACATGGGTGGAGAAGGAACCTTAGAAGCAGACATCCTTACTAAAGGGTTCGGACTGCTCCTCCAAGGTATGTTCTCTACTAGTGCTATCGCTGTTCAAGGTGCTACGTCAGCGTATAAGCAGACGTTCACTGCTACTGGTGCTGCTCCTACCAAGTCTTACACTGCACAAGTGTTGCGTGCTGATAGTGGCGGTACGTTGCGTACCTTTACCTATGCTGGTACGACGTTCACAGGCTTTGAGATTGGTGTTGAACAAGGTGGGCTGCTGAACATTAAAGCAGATTTAGATGTACGCACAGAGCTGACTGGCCCTAGTGCTACTGCTACTTCATATCCTACAAGCACTGTACCTTGGGACTGGTCACAGGTTGTGGCAACCATCAATGGTAACGCTAGTGCTGTTAGCAAGTTCATGCTTAAAGGTGATTTGGGCATGAACGTGGAGCGACGTTACCTTCAGGGTAGCGCACTTAAAGCACAACCTATCCGTAAGAGTCTTCCTTCGTATGAGGGTAGCATTGAACTTGACTATGCAGACACTACGTTCTATACGATGTTTACTGCTGGTAGTGTCGTTCCCATTACGCTGGTTTGTACTGGTTCTAACATTGCGTCTACCTATTACTACACTTTCAAGATTACGCTTCCTGCTTGCCAGTTCACTGGTGAGACACCTAAGTCTAGTTTTGATGACCTAACGAAGCAGGCTCTACCTTTCGTTGTTCTTGACAATGGGACTGATGCTCCTGTGACGGTAGAGTACACAAGCATTGACACTAGCCTCTAGGAGTCTTATGGCTTATGGAGAGAAGCTTCAGGTTGAAGGTCTTGGTGCGCTTAACAAACAGTTAGACGCTATTGGTGGTAAGGAAGCGCGTAAGGCTATGGCTGCTGCACATCGTGTGACAGCAATGATGGTCTACCGTGACGCGCATATTCATGTTCCGATTGGTTCACAACGTGGCGCTAAAGGGCCGAAGAGTGAACATCCGGGACGCTTGTGGAGAACGCTACGCGTTCAAGCACAGGCTCATAGAGGTAGCGTTATTGTTGGTAGTAGACGCGCACCATATGGTGCTGCCATCCATTGGGGATACCCTAAGCGTGGCATTGTTCGTAGACCTTTTATCTGGCAAGCGTTAGGACGTAACCAAGAGCGTATACGTTTAGAGTTCTTTAAGGAGATGGACAAAGTGCTGTCTCATTATGGACTGAATAGAGATAACGTCTAGCGGAGCGTTTCCGTGAGAAGCCAACTGTACTCTAGACATCAGGTCTAGGGTCTGTTGGCTTCGTCCATTGTGACTGGGAGGTTACTTATGATTGAAGACAATGAAGTAATGGATTTGAATATAGACATTAACAGTTTGACTGTTGGTGAGATTGAAGCTGTGGAAGAACTGTCTGGTAGTTCTATTGATCAACTGTTCAGTGCTAACGGTAGGAAAGGTAAAGCTCTTAGGGCTATTGCTTATATTACTAAGCGTAGAGAGAATCCTGATTTTACTTGGGAGGATGCAGGCAATCTTAGGATTAATCTTACTGCTCCAGAAGAGAACCCTACTTTGCCCGAAGAGTAGAGAACATTATGGCTGTCTGCCATTTCTATGGTTGGGCTTTGCATGATGTTAGGGCTATGACTCTTCGGGACTATTTGGGTGCTATTAACTTTCTTGTGGATTATAAGGAAGCAGAAGCAAAGAGCTACAACAGTTAGGAGTAAGTGGTATGTCTACTAAGCCCGGTGAAGTTAGAATCAACATTACTGGTAATGCCGATAGGTTGAAGAAGGCTACTACTGAAGCTACTAGCACTGTTGGTAAGATGGGTACTGACATCTCTAAGCAGATGAAGAAGATTAACGGTAGCATTGGTGCGATGGGTAAGAACCTTACGCGTAATGTGACGTTACCTATTCTTGGTGCGTTGGCTCTTGCTACTAAGGCTGCTGTTGATGAAGAAGCAGAGATTGCTGCATTGCATCAGACGTTGAAGAACGCTGCTGTTCCACAAGAAGTTATTGACAGTACTGACCAGTGGGTTACATCGTTCCAGAATCTTAGTGGTTTCATAGATGGTGATGTGCGTTCTGCTCTTGGAGAGTTTATCCGTCAAGGAGAGAGCGTTACTAAAGCACAGACTGATGTGGCTCTTGCTGCTGATATTGCGCGCGCTAAGAACATAGACCTTGCTGCTGCTACTAGTCTTGTGATTAAAGCTAATCAAGGTTCTTCGCGTTCTCTCAAGTTGTTGGGTATTAGTGCGAAGACTTCTGGTGGTGACCTTAAGACTGCTGCACAGATTTCTGAAGAGTTGACTGCTAAGTACTCTGGTAACATTGCTGCGTTTGCTGGTACTACTGCTGGTAAGATGGCTATTGCTAAGGCACAGTTTCAAGATTTGACGGAGGAGATTGGTAACCAACTGTTACCATATTTGACGCGTCTGATGGATTGGGTTTCTAAGAATCTTCCTACTTGGATTACGAAGATGGAAGAGCTGAAAGCTAAACATGGGCCACTGATTGAAAAGGTGGTTGTGCTTGTTGCTGTGCTTGGGCCTTTGTTGACTGTTGTCTCCAAGGTTGGTGGTGCTACTGGTAAGATGGTTGGGTTCTTTGTAGATATCATTAAAGGTACCGCAAAGATGTTAACTGCTATCTATCTTAGGGTTACTGCTACCGAGGCTCTTGCTGTTGCCAATGGTGAAGCTGCTGTTGCAGCTGGCACTCTTGCAGCAGCAGAGACAGCAGCCTTATCTCCGTTCCTTGCTGTTGCTGGTGCTATCGCTCTTGTGATTGCTATTGTAGCGTTACTTGTTGGTGGCATCATTCTTATTGTCAAGCACAATAAGACTGCTAAGAAAGTCTTTACTGAAGTCTGGAATAAGATTAAAGAGGTTGTAGGTAAGGTCGCTGTATGGTTCCAAGAAACTTGGGATAAGACGCTTAAGGCTGTCAGTAAGTGGTGGAAGAAGAATGGTAAAGCTGTTGAAGAAGCAGCAGGTCATATTGTTGCTGTTATCGCTCCTGTTATCCAATACATTCTTGATAGCTTCCAGTCTATCTGGCCTGTCATTAAAGCTGTCTGGGATATCGTTTATAGTGTTATCAAGTTTGCTATCCAACTGATTATAGATATCTTCAAGACTATTGTTGATGTTATTAACGGTGACTTTGGTAAAGCGTGGAACGATATCAAAGACCTGATATATAACATTTGGAATGGTATTGTAGACATCGTTAAAGGTGCTGTGAACCTAGTACTTGTTGCTATGGGTGCGATGGTTAATGGTGCTATAGATGCGCTTAACTTTCTTATTGGTATGGCTAACAACATTCCCGGTGTGCATATAGATGTGATTGGTAAGGTCAAATGGAAGTTGCCATCTGATACTCCTGCTCCGTCGCATGGTAGTGGTGGTCATCGCCATTCTGGTGGTGTTGTTCCCGGTGTGAAGGGTAGAGATACTCTGATGACACTACAAGCTGGTGAAGTTGTGCTTACATCTGCACAGGCTGCGCGTATGAAGAATGGTGGAGGTCATACGTTTAACATTACTGTGTCTGGTAGTAATGCGACTGCTGGTGATATCGCTAAAGAGATTGCATGGCAGATGAAAACTTCTGGGAGATAACATGGCTGTTGGAGATTTGATAACCAGTGACTACCAGCTAGAAGTAAATGAAAGCCTGCTCTTAGGTGCTGGTACTGTCTACGACATTATCAGTATGGAAGGCTTTGACCTTCCCGAGATGCGTAGTGGTGATACTCCTAAGACTGTGCGTAATGGTTACTATGCCGGTACGGATACTCTAGAAGGACGCACGATTACCTTAGAGCTTACTGTCTCTAGTGGTGATGATGCGACACAGGCTGCTGCACTGGATGCACTTACTAGCGCGTTCCGTCCTACAGCAGCAGAGCAGACGTTTGCTTTCCAACTACCGGGATATACGAAACGCTTTGTGAACGCGCGTGTGCGTCGTATCAACATTCCTGTGTCTTGGGAATACCAGTTTCATCTGCCTACTGTGACTGTAGAGCTTTATGCTACTGACCCTCTTATCTATGACTGTAGTCTTAGTGGTCAGACTGTGACAGTACAGGTTGTTGGTGGTGGTGGTTTCAGCTTTCCTGTTACTCCACCTTTTACATTCGGTGCGATGCCTACTGGTGGCAGGGTTACTGTTGTGAACAGTGGTACTTATAAGACTGTTCCACGCATCACTGTGTATGGTGATGGTCTTGTGAACTTCTCTATTGTGAAGTCTGGTACTGACCCTTCAGAGTACATAGGTTATGTGGGTACTCTTGCTGATGGTCAGAATGTGCAGTTCGATTTTGTGAACCATCAGGTTCTTATTCAGGGTACTAGTTGGTACTCTGCTTTGGATGTTGGTTCTACTTGGTTTGATTTGGATGTTGGTTCTACAGAGTTAGTGTTTGTGAATGGGGATAGTGGTGCTGGCCCTAATGCTCAGATGAGTATTGAGTACCGTTCTGCTTGGGTTTAATAATGACAATTAAAGGTGAGGATATCTTATGACTACACAATCTAGTGCAATCTTCTTGCAAGCGAACTCTCATCCTGCTGAGGATGTTAGACAGGCTTTCCGTTCTATCATTGGTAAGAGTGGAGTCATCGTTAGTACCAGTGTTACGTCTAGTAGCAGTGTTGCAGATTTGAAAGTATCGCAACGTGGTGCTGGAGCTAACATGAGCGTAGACATTGCTAATGGTAAATGCGCGATACTTGGTGATGAGGGTACTTATCAAGGTGTCTATCTTTGTGATAATCGTGGTGTCCAGAATGTGGTGGTGACTGCTGCACACGCTACATCTGCGCGCCTAGATAGGGTTGTGGCTAAAGTACAGGATGCTGCTTACAGTGGTGCCACTAATGCGTGGAGTCTTGCTGTTGTTGCTGGTACTCCTAGTGCTGTGCCTGCTCTGCCTGCTGAGCCTGCTAACAGTTTTACGTTAGCTACTATCAGTGTTGCTGCTGCTGCTACTTCAATTGTGACAGCTAACATTACTGATGTTCGTAAGTATGCTGCTGCTCTTGGTGGTAGGGAGCGTGTCTATGCTGCTCCGTCCAGTGTGGTGACTGCTCCTGTTAGTGGACAGGCTGCATACTTGGAGTCTGACTATTCAGGTTATGAGTATACGACTGCCACTAGTGGTTGGCAGAAGCCTTGGGGCCAGCCTTGGGGAGTTATCGCATATGGGTCTACCGTGACTGTGCAATCTGCAATTAGTGCTGAGACTGACTTGACTAGCTTGACTGCTGCGCTTCCTAGTACATGGCCTGCCAATCGTCGCGTGCGTATCACAGTGTCACTGCCTAACGTGGCTGGAACTGTCGCTAACGACTCATTTGCACTGCGTATTAAGGAAGGTGCTACTACTTTGCAGCAATCTATCTATTCGATTGCTAGCACTGTGCTGTATGTGAATCCTTCAATGGAATGGATATTTACTCCGTCTTCTGGTGCGCATACTTATAAGGCTGCGCTTGCTAGGAACACTGGTACTGGTACTTCTAACAATGGTGCTGCTGCTACTACTGCTGCACTGTTCACCATTGAGGATGTTGGCCCTGCTGCTAACCCTGCCTAGTTGGGCCAAGGTAGTTCGTTCTTTATTATCTGGTTCACTGTCTCTTGACTGATTCCTGCTACTTGCATTGCTAGGTCTAAGGTCTTTCGTTCTGATGGTGCTAGGTGTTTCTTGTTTAGCAGGACGATGACTCTGCGTAGGCTTACGTTTGTTTTAATTAGCTCTGCTCTGATGACTGCGTTCTCATTCTGCAATCCGTTTACTGTGTCGTATCTCATCCAAATATCCAGTCTGCGATTGCTGGAACTATTACTGGAGCTATGAAGAATACGAAGATTCCAAACAGTAGGTCTCTAAGAAAGTATCTGTCCCGTGTCATTAGTTGACTTCCTTTCTGCTGATTAGTGTAACTGTCTTAGACTTCATCCAGTGCCTAGCGTATGTTGCGCCTTTACTATTTTTGGTCAAGGTGTTCCTGTGTAGGTTTATGCTTCCGTCTTTACGGATGCGTGCTAGCTGTATCATGCTTGCGTGCATATTGTTTGGGCTTTGTATCTTTCCTTGAACATAGTAACGGTGTGTCTCTGTGACTGTGCGTGTCTCTCCTCCTCCACCGAAGAAGATATTGTAGTAAGTCTCTGTTGTGGTCTCTTCAATGATGTCACCTACTTTGATGTTCCTTACTTTGATTTCTGTGACTGTCTTCATGGTGTTCCTTTCTGGGCTGGTGTCTCTTGCTGCGATTGCAACAAGAGTCTTACTTGGTACTAGGCGTTCAGGCTTGCGTGGTGATTGTTAACAAGTTCCTGAAGTAATTCAAATGCTGTCTCTCCTGTTGCCATTGTCACTGTTGCAAGGTATGCGCCTACTTGTCCAGAGTAGTAGTCACGCAGTCTGTCGTCTGTTGTTGTGTGCATATTCTTGTGAGCTTCTAGTGCTAGTGCTTTTACTTTTTCGTGGAACATCATCTGGTGACCCTTTCGTTAGTGGAGGCTTGTTCCTCCTGATGGGATGTACAATACAGTATCCGTATGGGATGTCAAGCATTGTTTTACAGATTTCTTTAGAAAGTCTAGAAAACCTAGCAGCAGCCTAGGATATTGGGAGAAAATAATATGCCAACCTATAGGATATTTGCTAGCAACCCTACAAACTTTGACCTATATGGAGAGATACCCTTCTCTACTCTAGACTTCTCAGACGTTCTCAATGCTGCTGGAAGTATCAGCATCACAGTCCCACTGTTAGACAGCACCATACTTCCAGCTTCTCATGTGACACCCGGTAGCACTGCTCTATGGGTAGAGCGTGACGGAGTGCTTGTATGGGGAGGCTTGTTGTGGACACTAGATGTAGACCTTGTTGCACAGTCCATAACATTGGGTGGTGAAGGTTGGCTGTCTTATTACAGTCATCGTATTCTTACTAGCAACTTTGATACTGGACAGTTCTCTGCTGGTACTGCTGGAGCAGATGTAACTTTGACGATGTGGTATCTGTTGCGCGTCGCACATGAAGAGATGCCGGGAATACCAGCATGGGGTTACCCTTACCCTCCACGCTCTAATGTCCCCAACATAGACACCACTGCATGGATTATCTCTGCATTGAATGGTGGTGTTGGTTGGACTCCTGTTGGAGCTGTACTTGCTAGCGATGTCACGAACATTGGCACAATGATTCAAGAAGTATGCAGTGGTATGTTTGCTACGTCTGCCCTAGATGATGTTCCTATACAGACGCTTGACTATTGGATTGAGCCTGTTTGGGATACTGCTAATAATCGTCCGTCTTGCGCGTGGAAGTTTGTGAACAATCGGCGCGGTACTACTCTTGCTAAACCTTTGAGCCTTACTGCTGGTGTCTTATCGTTGAATGTTTCTTACGATGCCATAAACATGGCTAATCAAGTTAGCGTTCTTGGTGAAGGTGAAGGAGACATGGCCCCTAGTGGTAGTGCCAGTGTTGTTCCTACTGGTTTGTTCTTGCAGACTGCGTTCTCTAGACAACTTGTTAACCCTGTGTCGTGCGCTAACTTTGCACAGGATGCTGTTGCTGCATTGTCTAAGGTTCATGTGATTCCACAGGTCAGTCTTCTTGGGGATAATCCTGCTTGGGAGTATCAGTCTTATAATGTTGGTGACACGTTTACTATTGCTGTTACTGAGAGCTTTATAGATTTGGCTTCTACTCCTTGGAGGATTACGGAGAAGGCTACTACTGTGGATGCTTCTGGTACTGAAGTGGTTACGTTGACTGTTGCTGACAGTGTTCTCTATGAGTAGGAGGAGTTTGTATGGATGTTTATAATCTTCTTCCAGATACGTTGGCTAGCAGGCTGCAAGATTTAGAGGCGCGTGTGTCGCGTGTGGAGCGTTCTAGGAGTCTTGCTTCTCGTATTCAGATTCCTTGGTTCCTTAGCGCACAGACAACAATAGGTACTACTTCGTTTCCTATGTATTGGACGTTCACTAATACGTTGCTTGGGCCTAGCCTTAGTTACGATTTGGTTGTTACTGTTGAAGACTTGCATGAGTATTGTGACTATCAGATACGGTACTATCAGGAAGCTCCGCGTATCTATACTGACGCGCAGATTGCTGCTAGCAGTTATGTGTTGTTAGGTAGTGGCAGATTTAATGGGCCTATCACAGACCAGCACAGTACTGTGACTGTTGATGTGTCTTCGTTGCAGGGTACTTACGGTAGGATAGATTTGTGTTGGCAGGCTTCTTCTTCTACTGGTGGTAAGAAGTCTTATGTTGCTGTTGAGTCTGTAGCGTTTGTCTAGAGAGACAGGGTAGAGAGTCTAGCGTATTGCCTCCCGCGTGTGACTCTCCCCTGTCTCTTGTTATGTGTAGGAAGGATTGTTGTGGAGAACGCTTGGGTTACTTTGTTGGTAGCATTGATTGCTGGTGTTCCTGCAACTATCGCTGCTGTTGTTGGTACTAAGGGTCTACGTCTACGCAGGCTTGAAGTGAAGACTGATGTGGGTACTCTTGGGCCACACTTCCACACACGCTTGCGTAGTGTGCAGTGGGCATCGTCGCGTCCTATGTGGGAGACTGATGCTGACGGTAAAGTTGTATGGTGTAATGAGGCTTATATGAGTCTTCAGGGTACAGGGTTAGCGCACACAATCGGTGAACCTTGGGTACCGGGAAATGTAGACCCAATAGACAGTCAAAGACTTCTACAGACTTGGGCTAAGGCTGTTCAGAATGAAACTGAATTTGCTATCATCTGCCGATACAACAAGCAAGGCTGGTGGAGCTTAGATGCTGTTCTTATTCGTGATGTGAAGGGTCATGTATTGGGTTGGGTTGGTGCTGCCATTCCTTTGAATGGTACCCCTACTAAGTTGCCTCCTCTAGGGTTTCCCTAGCATCCATTCTAAGGTACCTGTATGGCCCATACAGCGATGTTTATAACAGTCCGGTACTAGACTGCCCCTTTCTATTATAAAGCCTAGAATGGGCTTGTACCGCTAGGGGACACTATGTGCTATGGTATAGGTCAATAAACTTTGACCACTACCAGAAAGACATTAGATGACCCAAGACTATAGAGACATCACAGAACTACTCCGCACAGCTAAGCACAAGTTTCATTACGAGATGACACTTGCTGTAGGAGAAGCTGCAAGAATCCTGAACATAGATGACATCCATGTTGAAGACTTTGAAACACAACAAGACATGGTAGAGATACGTCACCATTGTGGAACCTGCATGACTAACGAAGTCATCACGCGCACAGAACCCATCTTGCTAGAGTACTTAACTCTCTTAGAGACTGTCGTAGGGTTAGACCCTAACGATAGGATAGCTACTGAAGAACTCTTTACAGAGTAGAAAGCAAAACTCCCCCACCTTTTGGTGGGGGAGTTTTTTTGTGTTACCAGAACTTTACAGACTGTTGTCTTATGCGCGTCTTTGTTGCAGGGTCTAGTGTCCAGTCCCCGTCAAACGCAGTCTTAGATATCACAATGTGCATAGCAATGTTGATACCTAAACTCTTCTGAGATTCGAACTCTTGGAAGTAGAGTCCCATATGTGTAGCTGCTGCTGTGTCGCTAGTAAAGTCTATGCGCTTCTGACCAAACTCTGTGTTCCAGATAGGAACACCATACTTGGACACAAGACTCCAAACTAGTCTGTTCTGTTTAACAGCCCACCATCCGGGATGGTCTACGTTTGGCCCCCATGTAGGATTATATTTAGCCTCATACAAATGTTGTCCGATTCCTGCAAACAGTGCAGAGAACCCTGACAGTCCACCAAGTTTAGCAAGCCCATCTATCTCTGCTAACAGCAAAGGTAATGCCGCTTGGGGCCACTTCTTTACAGTGCCTCCATCATCGTTACCGTATGGTGACATGCCTGCTGTCACTAACAAAATGTTAGGGTTAGCTTTCTTACAGGCTCTAGCAATGTCATACATGAGCTTTGCTTGCTGCTTCCAAGTAGTATCGTAGGTACCTTGCCAGAAGACAGCAGTCAGATTCCATTCATTCCCAATTTCTATAGCATCGCAACAAGGTGCTAACGAGGCTACCCACTTTATGAACGCTGCTCTAACGGTAGCGTCAGTTAGCACTTTGTCATAGCTGTGTGGTTTTGTTCCTCCAGCATTGTATTGCACTACTGCTAGATGCTTCATGCCTTTAGCGCGTAGCGCGTCTGTTTGTGTTTTGATTGTGCTAGGACTGATACCCCAACCATACTCTGGTGCTGTGCGTAACCATTGTGCGCCAATGTTACCTGCTAGTTCTATGTTGGATGCAGAGTAACCTGCACACAATCCTAGATGGTTATACCATGTGTCTACCATTACACTACTTTCTGTTGTGAGACGACACGCTCTAACATATCTTCATACACTAGAACAGCCCTGTTAATATTTCCATAATCCTGCAACACTTCCCACTGACGTACCGCTTCTTCAATGCGCGTCTCCTTATCTAACAGTGCATCTAAATGTCTGAACCATTCTTTAGGTTTAGTCGCAAGCCTCCCTACTCCATACTCTTCATACAAGTATCTGTACTCTGCTGTAGGGCTAGCAATGTAAGGTAAGCCTGATGCTACAGACTCTAGACCACCTTTCAAATATGACTTAGCATCATTAAACTGTGACATGGTTAGTGGTACAAGACTTATCTGCAATGGTTCGAACAGTGCAGGGTACGTCTTCATAATGCTCATAGGTTGTTGTGTATAGTTCACACGTTCCGAGAGTCCAGCAAGTTCATTGAACTGGTAGCCTCCATTGATAGCTCCAGAATGGTGGATGTGCGTACCAGTACGTTCAGCCCAAGGGTCAAGGATGCCTGCCAACAGTTTGATGTCACGCACTCTCCAAGGAGTAGCGCCTACCCAACCTACTGTTACAGGAAGCCTATTGTGGATTGCTTCAAAGTCTGGCTTAGGCCACATAGACATATCTAGGGTATTGCGTATCAGTGTTGTGGGTCTTCCAGAACGTAGCGCATACTCCTTCAGCAGAAGTGGAGTAGAGACAACTAGATGGTCACTCTTCTTCAAGATATCTACATAGATACTCCTGTTAGCTTTAGGATTGTTCTTAGGATGTGAACCCCAGAAGGCTGCATTATCTGGTGGAATGTTGAAATGTGCATCGTCTACGTCTTGGATAATCTTTATACCATTCATCTGGCATTGCTTCATAGCATGTAAGACTTCTTCTCCCATGAGACGTTGCACAATGATAATGTCAGGACGTTCTGTGCTGACTCCCATTGTTTCTCTGTCTTGACACCTAAGCATCCCATCAAAGGTGATGACTCCTCTACCTATTACGCACTGGTGTCCACGTTTCTGTAACGCTAGGCGCACCATGTCCATGCGTATCCAGCCTGCGCCACCAATCTCTTCATGACCATTCTCGTCATGTATCTGTTGTGACCAGTCATCTGTAATGAACTCAATCTTCATTGTAGAACCCAAAGTCCTGTCCTGTAAGCTCATACTCTAAGAGCTTGGTACGCATGGTTAAGATTGCTTTCTCTGTCCAGCGTTCTAGGTTGCGTACACTGTCCACGCTATAACCAAGAACACCTACTACAAACTCTTGCTTAGTGAGGTTCTCCACATAAGGGTCACCTTCTTTACCTTCAATACCATAAGCATACGAAAGCACTAGCCTGTCTTTGCGTGGGAGCAGTGCAACGATAGCGTTCACTGCATCACTGTTCACAGCAGCATCGTAGTCATCTTCAGCTGACGGAGATATCTGTTCTACCAGTGGCACACTGTCTCTGATTGCTTGACGTAACATCTGTAAACCTTCGTGCCTTGTTATAGTGGAAGGCTTCTGCTCTTTCGTATACTCTCCTAATCCATATTTGCGTAGGAGCGTGTCTGCAATGTCACGAAGTCTGGAAGTGAACCTGCGAGACAGGAACATATAGAACCCTGCATTGTCCTGTCCTGTCCATTCTCTAGATGACTTTAAGAATACGTCTGTGAACGTATCCCATATCTCATCAGGCTGGATGATGCCACCATACTTAGCCACATAACTAGACGCTAAAGATTTAGTACTGTTGTACAGTTCTCCTCCTGCATCTGATTGTGCTTCTGGTGTGGCGTTCTTATCGCTTACGATTAACGCTAGGTTGTCTTGGTCTTCACGATTCACCATATCCACCACCAGACTGGTGTCTAGCCTGCTGGCGTGCGTATAGAGAACGTAGCTCTGCTTTAGGTAACAGGTCATCACTGCTGCTGATAACATCGTAGGCTTCATTCTGTTTACCTACTCCCATTGCTAGACGTGCTGAAGTCTCTGCATGGCGTAATAGTCCTAATGCTTTCTGTATGTCTTCTCTAGCGTTGGCATATTGTTTACGCACACGTTGTGCATAAGGGTCTGTTGCAGCATCAGCAGTCGGGTCACTGTGTGAACCTTTACTCCTACCTGTACCCTCTCCACCTTTTTTGGGACGCTTGGGGTCTATCGCATAGTTAGATAACCAGCCTAGCTCATCTATAAGATGTTCTGCTATCTTGACAGTCTCGCGTAACACTTGTACGTCTTCTTTGTGTTTCTGGTTTGCCATTATTCTGCATCCTTCTCATAACTATATTTGGCTTCTCGTTCTCGCTCTTCATAAGCAAGATGGTCAGTAGGGTCAACAATGACCCAACCATGCTCTTCACTTCCTGTACTCTTGCTACCGTCTTTCGTCCATCTTGTTTCTCTAGCATCATCAGCAAAGCTGGTGACACGCAATGCTGCTTTTACCTTCCGATAGTCACAGCCTGTAATGCAAGTGAATAAGACTATGCCTCCTTCTGATACTACAAAGTGGAGACTGCGTTCACTGCACACTGGACAGATGTACAGTCCGTCTACTGCTGCTCCTATTATCTTGTATATCTCTTCTGCTTGCATTGTCTTATAGTCCTTCCTTACTTGTGTGGTTATGCTCTTCGCGTAGTGTGATGTTGTTCTTGTTACTATCGGTTCCATTCCTTGCCATTTCTTTATGATTGTCTAAGGCTAATATCTGCGACTGTCTACCTACATTCGGTAGTGTGAATGGGAATACTGCAACGTCCATCTGTGCTTCCCATAATGCGATACAGAATGTCACTTGGTCTTGTGTTGTCCTATAAGTTTCTTGTGCTTGCCACCAGATACGCGCTAAGTCATCCTGTCTAGCAGTATGCCTACGCAAGATGAAGCCTGTCTCATACAGTTCTGAGATTAAAGGTATTGTTAACACTGTTGCCATTTGTTCTAGTGCGCTTGCTAAAGAGTTTTGTTCTTCTTCATACTTGGGCATACGCATACTGAAAGCTGCTTCTTCATACACACTGTTACGATTCCTATGGGAGTGCAACAAAATATCGTGACTGCCTAGATGGTTTAACGCTGACTGCCACCATCCGTCTAACAAGGTAATGCTGCTGTCTATCCATAGATAGTGACGATACTTCTCTTGTGGGAAAGCCCAAGGAGCTAACTTAATTACTTTAGCCCTATACCTATCCGGCGCATGCTCTGCCCATGCTGGTACTTCAATAGTAGACCAGTCACACTTCAATGGCATCCAACCTTGTAACGCTGCTTCCGTTAGCACATCATCTCTGTCACTAATATAGAAGTAATCTATCCCCGGTTCATAACGTGGTACAGGCTTCACAGTGTCGTAGCCTCCCATGTTTGCAGAGACCACTGCTATACAGTTCTTCTTCATCGTGGTAACGATGCTTTCTCTGTATCGTCTAACCACTTCCATATCTCCTCTCTACGTCCTGCTACTACAGCAGCATAAGAATGGACTGCATGATAGAACGCTTGAGGCTGGAAGCTAGCGCGCCAACCTATGGAGTCCCATCCTTCACCAGTAGCAACAATGCGCGTAGGAGTTTCACCGCGACGCATAGGAAGGTAACGCTTACCCCAATCACCTAACCCTGTTACATCCGTCACCATGTTGGCTACTTCATGGACAGTGAACTCTTCTCCTGTCCCACCATCGTAAGTCTCTCCTTCAAACTTGCCACGCTCCACTACTTTCACAAACAGGTTTGCCAATTGCCTGCTAGAGATAAGGTCAACACCTTGGTCACCATCTCCCCATATGGTAATAGGTTTATCTAGGTAGGACTCACAAGCAAACGCTGGTATAATCTTACGCGGACTGTTACCACCTACATGCTGTCCTTCACCATACGCATTGAACGCGCGCACATGGGCTACTGGTAGTCCGTTTGCTTTCTGTAATGCTTTAGCCATGTTGATTCCAGCAGTCTTAGTTATCGTATATATGCTTGTATCTAGGAACGCGTCTGGCATGGAGATACCTAAGAAGCGTACTCCTTCCTGCTCACAAGCTTGCAAGATGTTAGCGGTACCGTAGGTGTTTACTTCTGCTGCTAGTGCTGGAGTCTCCAACAGTTCACTAGTACCTAAGACTCCTGCTAGATGTATTACCGTGTCTGCTCCTATTAGCGCACTGCGTACCGCACGATACTTGGTAATGTCAAAGTAGTTTGATTCTGACCTATCGAAAGTGCGTACTGTATAATGTTCTGCGCGTAACGCTTGAACGATGCGTGAGCCTATAAAGCCACTGCCTCCTGTTACTACTATCTTCTTATCTGCGTTCACTGGTACTCCTCTTCTGCGATTGTGCATAACAACGAACATTCAAACGATGCTTCTGTCTTGTGGTTTCCACGTTCCGGGTCTAACATATTTAATGGTAAGGGTTTGCCTTTATCGCGCAGCACTGTTGCCCCTATACTTTCTTCTAGTGCAGCCATTCTGTTAAAGACATCCGGGAAGTCTTTGCGTATCTTATTCCAGTAACCCATCCCACCTTTAGGACAACCTATGCAATTATTGTTCTGATAACCAAGTTCATACATTACAGGAATCTTGATGCCTGCTCTGTCTACCATCGCTAGACAATCGCTCTTAGTAAGTCCATTGTCTATCAGTGGAGTTATAAGGTCTACTCCGGGATTTTGTTCTCTGAACCTGTCAGCTCTATGCGTTTCTTCTACTGTGTATCCAAACACTTGTCTGTCATCTGGTCTTTCAAATGCGTAGCGCATCTTCTTCTTAAGCTCTACTGTGCAAGGTGCGCCATACGGAGAAACAATAAACTGCTTCTTCTCCCATACATCCCAAGTATCTTCATACTTCTCAGATTTAAGACGCACTATGCTGTGACCTAACCAGTCTTCACACTCATTTAAGAAACGTTCATTGTCTGGATGCTCACTACCGGGATTAGTATATGCAACTACAATCTCTCCTTCTGCTGCTGCAATCGCTAACTTAGCTGCGACTGCTGACGCAACACCAGCAGAGAACCAACAGAGAGTCCTAGCAACCACTAGATGTCTCCTTCATAATCGTCTTCGTCTTCTTCGTCTATGTTTACGTCAACATCAGATACTTGTACCAGATGTTTGAACGCTCCAGCAACCAGAATACCTAGAGCTTCCAATCCACCTACTTCATCACTGTCATAGCTAATCTGTAGACTGTCGTTGTCGTTGTCGTGGATAACAGATACTACCCTGATGTCTGGCATAATGATTTCACCCATCTTCTCTGTCTCCTTCATCGTCGTTGCGTTCTTCCCAAGGATTAAGTTTCCACACCTTCGCTAAGTCTTCTGGAGTTAAGTCTGTAGCAACACCATGTGTGGCCCATTGTACCACACATTCTGCAACCAGAAAGTTCAATGGAGCTAACATTCTTGCTAGAGCCTCATCAGGAAAGTCAACACCTTTACGCTCTAATGCTATGACGTTCTGTATCATCCAGTGTGTGAAGACGTTAGCTGTACTACGAAAGACCCATGCTGTCTGTTCATCGTCTAGGTCTATGTGTTCTTGCTGGTGGAGGCTGCTAACAAACCCTATAGCAGTGTCTATAAGACGCGTGTTAGTTCCACTGCTGTCATCTATTTCCCATTGTCTGACTCTAGAGATATATTCTACAGCACTATCTAGCCCTTGTTCCCAGCGATTCACGATGGAAAGACCACTATGTAGACAGAGTAGAAGAAAGCTGCAAGAGACATAACTAGGCAGACACGCGCTAACGCTCTAACGACACGCTGGTGCTGTTGTTGTTTCTCGTGTGACTCTATGACAGCAAGAAAGATTGCTTCCCACTGGTCAGTCAACTTACTTCTGTTGGCTTCGTACTCTCCAATGTTGAGGTTCATTCCTAGCAGGTCTAGTTCTTGTGTGGAGTCACTCACTTGGAAACCTCACACACTGTCTTCTTGGTGTCTGTAACTCCGTTGTCATAACCTACTGCATACCAACAGAAGACTGTAGTGAGAAGCATTAAAGTGGTTAAGCATACGGATGTTCTGTAACTCATTTGATACGTCCTATCTCGCGCAGTCGCGCTATATGTTCTTTGACAGTAACACCAGCTGGTGCTACTTCTTTACCTTTACATTTCATACAGTAGGCACGCGCATTAGCAAACGTCGTTGCTACTAGCCCATGTTCTGCACACATAAACTTGGTGTTAGCAGATGCCATTACCAGCCTTCCAGTCTTCTGTCTTGACTGTAGATAGCAGACTCTATAGTGACTCCATGCTCTGGAGTAATGATAGCGAAAGCTTGAGAAGGTTCTTCATAACCAAAGTTACCTAAGAACGCATACTCATCTAGACCCTTTAACGCTCCGTTGATTGTGACCTTGCCTGTACGCAAATACTGATGCCAGTGTCCCATGAACATATGGTCATGGCCCTGACCAAAGGTGCTGTTACGTTT